GTACTTGTCGCATCATCAAAAGTTCTACGACTTTCTGCTTCCAGCTTTTGCCTGATATTGGAATTTGCATCACAATAAAATTCTAGTTCGTATGAGTCACTTCCAGGATATGTAACACCTCCAGGTAAATTAAATGCGAGACCCATATACTTAGATGCTACATTAGTAATATCTCTTCCTGGTAATTTTGCTGCGCGAAGATATACCAGATCTCGCTCACCGAATACTGTTCCACGGTTGAATGTAATGTTTAGTACACGAAAAAGAAAATCTCTGGAAAATTCTCGTGATGCAGCAACGTCATAAAAACTTCGAATTGTTTGTGTTGTATCGGCCATATAATTATTTATCTATATTTATGCTCTTCCATACGAAAACATAATTTCCGCAGTCCCATAATCTTCTGTATCCATTATTGAACATATTTTGATGTTCTGTAATACTTCCATCATATTGTTCTAGTAGTTTTGATAACTTATGTTTCTGCGCTGCATATCTAGATGTTATATTTCCACCTTTAATATATGAATATGATGGTGGAGAAGTTTGCATTAAATTGAATCCTAATTTGTTGTATAATCCTCCGTCACTATATCTCAAATTTGCATATGATATAATATCTTTAGGATTATATGTTTTAGTAAAATGTTTGAATAATTTAGATGCTCCGCCAATTACTGTCGTATTAAGTGCTGATGAAAATCTAATAAGTTCATATTGATAGTTACTATTAAATCGCGGAGCAGAAAATGTCATTACTGCAACAAGATTGTTGTTGTAATATAATCCTAAACAAATTGAACTGTTGCATTCACCTAATAAATGTGTCAAATTTAAAAAATCATTACAATTCTGTGATGATATAGACTTAATAGTACACTTTCGTGCAGGAATCTTTTCGGTCATCCCTAACTTAGATCGTATAATTGATTTCCATATTTGCTTCTTTATCTTGGAATTCCATTCATAATCCCAGATTTGTAATAGTTTAATACCTTTATCTTTACACTTGATAAACTTAGTATAATGTTTATTTTTATTTTCTAGGTTTGCATTATTTGGATATGTTGTACCAAACGAATGCCATAAATTTCCGTTGTATTCAATACCTACATTTTTATTTGATATGAAAATGTCTAACTCTTTACTGTTCCCTGTAGTGAGATTATAGTTCTCTATATAGTTTGAAATATTTAATTCCGTGATAATAAATGCTAGTACTTGCTTCTCTTCTATAGAAGAATTAGGTAATCCATTACAGTGTGAACAATAAATATTCTGCCATTGACCATTGTATAGAATTTTATCTAATATATTATTACATTTATTGCATTTTATTTTCATTCTACCTGCATTTAATCCTTCATAATTATCTGGTACAATTATACTAAATTCCTGAGATTCTAATCCGCGCTTAACTGTTTCAATATGACTGGTAATTCTAGATTGTCTACTCTTAGTGTTCATACATATCCTATCTGAACAACATTGTGCGTATCCTTTTTTGAAATTTGTAAATCTCGTATAATTTGTATTACATACTATACATTTTGGCATTATATAATTATCTGATAATATATGATATATTCGTTGAGACCAATTATATTCACTATCTATTAGCTCAATAAAATTTGTAAGCTTTAATATTCCACGCAGTAAATCTTGATTGTCTCTATACATTTTTCGCGTAATCCAATGTGTATTATCTTGAATATTAATTGAGCGATTTTGTAAAATTTTTATAATATCAACTTTAGACATGACGGTGCCTTCTAAGGATATTTGTTTTTCTAATATCGTGTTGTCCCTTATTTTTGGTCCTGCAGTTTTCCAACTTCCTTTATGTAATTGTTTACATTGTCTAGCGGAACAAGAGGGAGAATATCCTCTTTGTGCTGATATAAAACTTACTACGTTTCCACACTTACATGTTGTTATTGCTATGTTGTCGTTTAATATATTATATATTCGTTCATTCAAATTTACATCAGATGGCAAAAATTGAGTTCTGTTTATTATTTCTTTGTAGGTTTCTGATTTTATAAACCAATCTCTTCGCAAAATTGCAGTGTTTAATCCTCCAGAGCTTGTACGTAATTTATTGATTTCTTGTTTGATATCCATAGCTGATGATTTGTAATTACATATATAATTATGTTTCGTTTATTTAAAAATGCCATAATTGGTGTTATGGCATTTTTTGTTAATATGCTATTATTTTGGAGCAATTAATTCACTGAAATTAGTTCCTGTTGGTGTTGATATGAAATTACAATAGATAAATTCAGCAGCCCTTACCGCTTGCAGATATATGTCTACAACTAATTGATTCTGATCAATTACTGCTCCTGTATTATTGCTAGCATTGCAAATAATTAGGAAATCATATAAACCTTGCTGATTTTTAACCATTTCAAATATTGGAGTCAGTGTATTCACAACTCGAGTTCTTGTAAACAATGTATTTGGTTCGAATACAAAATATTTCATTGTAGATTTCGTTGCTTTTTCTAGATACAAGAACAACCGACGGACATTAATTCTATTGAATGCACTTGGCTGACCTAGTAATGTTTTCTGACCCCAAATTACAATTCCTTCTGATGGAAATGTAGTTACTGGATTCATACTAATTTTATATAGCTGATCGCGTTCTTTTTGTTTTGGAGTAATTGCAATATCATCGAGTCCAGTAATAACCCCTCTAGTAAATCCAGCAGGAGCATACCATGGAGCAAAGTTGGCATCTGATCGAGCCATATCTGCTGCTGCAAATCCAGAAAATGGAACCCAAATATTTGTTCCACTAAACTCATCATTAACCATTCCCCAGTTTGCAAAGCATGTTGCATAACTTGTATTAAACAATTCAAATTGATGTAGTAATGGTGAATAGATATATTGTGAGAATGAATTGCTAGGATTGCTTAATGTTTTTGTGTTATTTCCTTGCACCATAATATGGCGAAGAGGATCCGCAATAAACAAACAATCTTTACGAACATTTTGACAAAGATTTACAAATTTATTACATATTTCTGCATAATTAGTGCGAAGATCGTGCTGTGAATTATTTGGCCCAACATATGCATTTGTAGTTTGTAATGCAGCAAGACCTTCTGATAATCCATTAGTTAATTGTGTATCATCATAATAACTAGTTTCATTTGCACTTGCAGCTGCATAGATCGTACCTAACCCAGCTTCTACAATAAGATCGAGATCAATAGTTTCATCGTTATCCAATTTTTGTAGAGCGCGATCTAATTTTAAAGGAATACTGCCAAGACTTTTTTGAGTATTAGAAGTATTAGAATAAGCACCAAGAGGGAATAGAGAATCTGCACATGTATATTGTGTAAAACCATAATCTGTATATATTTGATATGGAAAACCAACTAGACTACTTAAAGTTGGAGTTGTTGTAAGTAGATTATGTGTTGATCTTGAATCTACCCTAACTTTTTTTTGCGGTTTTCCATTACTATTAAGCCATGTTGTGCTATTACGATTAGTAATATTATCATTTATAAGAATCGTAATATTTTGTGACCAACTATCTTGATTTCCAAGATAGAAACTTATTGCATTTCCACCTTTTTCATTGTTAACTTTTCTCCAATAGTCTAATGATCCTGTATATGATTCTACAAGAGAATATCCTAATGAAATTGAAGTTGGAGAATATGGATTCTGACGGAGTTTAAATACCCCAATAGTAAGAGTATCATCAAATTCATCAGTAAATGTTTTAAATGATGGAGCATTTTCAATTACTTCTGAAATGCTACCTCCAATTGGACTGCTTCCACTATCTTTAGTTGCTGATAGACTAAAATTCAATCTTGCTGGTGGTACTGTAATATAACTACCTAATCCATTATTAGTAATAAATGAATTATCTGAAGGATAGTTATATACCCCTTTATCTGGTGCAGTAGAATTAATAGATTTTACAGATACAATACTATCAAAATCCATAGATGGAAGTAGATTGACATTATCAGAAATACCAATATAATATCCTTCAAATTTATCATCAATAGTAGTCATTCCTTTATTGAGAATGATCATCCCCGCTTGACCTAATGCACTAAGACTTGGCTCGAGATTTTGTACAAATCGTGATGCTTGCTGATCGCTCCAAGTAAATGCAGTTCCATCAAGAATTGAATAATATTGATCTGATGTTAATTCAATAAATACTGGCGCGTGAAATCTATATACACAAGAACTTACAGAATATGTTTGTACTAATCCGCCAAGCACTGGATCATATACATCTACAGGATATACTAGAGCACTATATTTACTGCCAAATCCATATCCTGTATTTTCACCATATGGTAATCGATTTATTAATAGTGTTCCTGCATTTGCATCAATAATTTGCTTTGCAGTATAATAGAAATACCGTTCTGCTGGAGTTGTTGGAGTTCCATAAACTGCTTCTAGAGAGCCAATATCATTTATTTGCAATATCTCATCTGTTGGCCCTTGCGGACTAAAGCCTGTCATGAAAATGTTTGTACCTGCTGGGAGAACTGGAAATAGACTCAAATCTACCTCATTAATAGCGACCCCAGCTGACTTTAATGTTGTATACATACTATTATTTATGAGTTCTGAAATGATTTTCTTATATGATCCGTAATATAGTACCTTTTGGATAAAAATGTCTAGTAATATTCTGCTTTATTACGTTAACTAATAAGTTCTACATTACATTCTCGGAAAGCAAAATCAGCTGTACATATAATCTCTTCTCCTAGTTGATAGTCATATCGAAGCTCAGATATAGATGTTGGAAATGCAGATTTATATGTAAAACTAATAACTTCTTTATTAAACTCATTTAGACCTAGTACAGTCATATCACTAGAATAGTCACGCAATGTAATATTTTTACTGTATTTATTGTTTACATCTACAATTCCATATGTGCCTTCGAACTGATCACGTAAAACATTTAACCAAGTAAATATTACCCAGTAATTATTAAATTGATTATCAATTTTGAAATTAATTGGAATCGCGGCATATGTTGGTCGTGCATGTGATGATATTTGTACAGTTGATCCTCCAAATCTTGCTTCAACACTCGGAACTTCTATCTTCGGAGCAATTGTTCCAAAGATCGAAAATTGTAGAGTATCCATATTAAATGTCTTATTGGATCTAGTTCCTGAATTATTAGAACTCTTTAATATATTTGGAAGTGTTAAAACAAGAAGAAATTTATCATCTCTTGTTTTATTGAGCATGCTCTGTTTAATATTGGTATCAATCATATCAATATTTAATAATCACAAGTGTTGTAGTATCCATTATTCATTAATTCCTCTGCATTCTGCCATCCTAAAGATTTTAGATCATCTATATCTGTATTATCACTAGATCCTGCTCCACCAAATACAGATGGCATTGCATCTCCATAACCTTCTTTTTCATTCATATAAATAGATGTTGGATTTACAAAATATTTTAATCCATAATCTAGAAGCTTAATTAATGCTGGCTTTTGTGCATCATCTCGCTCTATAATTTCAAAATATCTTTCACAAATCTCATCATCTAGGACCATTAAAGCCCACATTAATGACATAACTCTATCATCATGAGCTCCTGCACTTGCTCCCCAGGTTTGATTTGGTCTACGTTCAAATGATTTTAGCTCTAATACAGTTTTGTAATCATTGATCTTAATACATTTTAATATATTAAGCCAATATCTCATATTAATGACACCTCTACGTTTTGTAGTTGTATGACATATAATTCCTAATTGTGAGATACTTCTACCTGCTTGTGATGCTCCATAACATACAATGTTCTCATAATGGTATACATTCTTCATGTTATCTGCAACTTGTGTACCAGAATTGTTTCTCTCTATTAATACAAGAGGCTTTCCCCATTGCTCTAATATCTCGTTTAGCTTTGTTGTATATTGCGCAGGAACTATAGAATTACAATTATATACTGCAACTTGTGTAATAGTCTTTAAATCTGTAATGTCTATTATCTGTATACAAGAGGAATCCTGCTTAATGCCTTCTGCAGTATCAACGCCTGCAACGTAAATGTGATTAGGATTTGGTAACTCCCATAAGAGATAAGTACCATCATCAAATACATATGTTGGTTCTCGACAATCTCGCTTTAATTGATCAAAGTATTCTGCATCGATTGCTGACTCTCCATTTTTATCAAATTCACAACAGAATTCACGCTGAAATAGTGCAGGATTGCTCATAGATGCCATCGTATCTTTTTTCCATTTCTCATCTCGTCCAGGAACTTGATCCCATCTAACTGTTAATGACTTCCAGTTATTATCTCCGTTGAGTGATCCCATATATAGCTTATAGAATAATCCACTAGTATTATTTGGAGAGGATGTTACAATAACTCTAGATTTTTTTGATGAGGAGATAATAGGATATACAGATGCCCAAAATTCATTTAACATATTTGCCTCAATCCAGTCTATTTCATCAACGTAAAGTGTAGAACAAGCGCTTCCCCTTCCTGCAGTACCTGTAGTAGTGGTAATTTTAATTTTGCTACCATTTGCAAATTCTAGAGATTCTTTACCATATTCTTTTACACCACTCTTTAAAAAATTTGGAATTGCTTCATATGCTAATCTTATTCTACTAAATATTTCTTTTGCAGTTGTTTCTTTATTTGCAACAACCATTACTGATTGGTCTGTATTAAAGAGTGTTTGCCACAATATAAAAATTGTACTTTGAGAAGTCTTACCAATTTGACGGCTGAATAAAAATAACGAAAACCTATTATCTTTCATTATTAATAAAGATTCTCTCTGAAAATCATATAGTTTAATCTTCTGTCTCGGAGGATCTGCATCAAGGTTAATAATGTAAAAGTAATTCTCTGCAAAATATATAACATCTTCTTTGCACTTTCTAATTTCCTCTGCCATCTCTGTTGTATATGCAAATTGTGCATCTACTGTAGGTAAATTTGGATTGTTTAAATATATTTCCCGTTTACTTGGTTTACTCATATCTTGTATTTAGCACTCATTCTGAATAAATAAATTTATGGCACGTATAATCCCAAAAGGTGGTATTCCTTTCGCAAAAGAGACGCAGAAGAAACCACTATCAAAACAAACTAAACCAATTATGACTGGAAAAGGTCCATATGT